CAATAACCAAAACAAATAAGATGAATAAGAGTATTCACGCAATAGAAAAACCTTTAACTGATTCTGACATTAGTAGAGGTATAAGAAGAAGATATATTCCCGCTAAAGATGTGATTGAAGAGTTAGAAAAACTTAAAGAACCTTCTATGTGGAAATTTCCGAGAGCAGGAGGACAAGACCAATATGCAGGGATGCCACCTGCTATAAGGATTATTGATGTTTTAATTGAAAAACTTACTAACCCAAACTATTAAAACCAATCCAAATGAATAACCTAAGTAAAGAGTGTATTGTTGAAATAAACATAAGGTCAGAGAATCATGCTAACGTGAATGAGAATAATAATGCCAACTCATATTCAATAGGTATGATAACGGCCCTCACCACCCCTTCAGTATATAAGGCAGCTAACCTTATTGAAGATAGTAAAGAAGTTACTGATGAGTTTCTTGAACAACAATGGGATAAAATACAAGAAAAAATAAAATCCAGTCCATTAACCGATGAAGAACCTAAAATTTGTGATAATTGTGAAGGTCATGGATGGACTATTGAGATTGATATAGAATCTGAATGTTGCGGAAATTTTATTGAACCGTTTGTATGTTGTAATAACCCAAGCCAAAAACAAATACAAGTACAATCAAAGTGCGAAAAGTGTGTAGGATATGGTTTAGTAACTAGTAATATTCAATCTACTCAATTAACCGATAAAGAACTGGAAGCAGAAGCGGAGAGGTTATATCCGTCATGCCCTGATACAAGAGCTTTTTTACCTGTATTTGGCTATCACGATATGTATCAAGCTGAACGAGCCGCCCACATCAAAGCCCGTAAGATGGGTAGTAGTGGATTACATTCAGATGCGGTTGAATTTGATAAGGCAGTAATATCTGAAAGAGATAGTTTTTGCCATCATATTAATTCTATGCAATGGGATTCAGTATTAAGAACTTACTGCGAATCATTGCTAATAATGTATGACCAAATGCGTGAAAGATTATTACACTCACCACCTAAAACAGAAGTATGAGTATAGAACACTTACAAACAGAATCACCCGTATTAACTTTTGAGGATTGGTTATTTCAAGTTGTAACCCTGTTTTCAGAAGCATGGAAAATAGATAAACCTTCCGCTTTTGCAAGATTAAATGTTGATGAACTTGAATCTTGGTACAAAGATGGGTTTGCACCATATGTAACATTTAGAGAAACTTATCAACCACTTTATTAAACCCCAAACCAATGAGTAAAGAACTTACACCTATGGAGGAATTGATAGAATGGATGAACTCAAAAGAATCGCATTGTACGATCTACGATATAGGTCGGGCAGAAAAGTTCTTACAATTAGAGAAAATCTTCACCCGAAAAAAGGAAAGGGAGGCGGCAAGTAATGGATTCTTAAACGGGTTTAAAGCAAGTGCCGAAGGTTATAATGGTGAATACCCGTTCGAGGGTTGTACAAATGAATTTATTTTAGCAGATATAAAACCTAAAATAGATAAATACTTAGATAAAAAATACCCACTATGATCGGAGATAAAAAATGCAGCGTATGCAAAGAAGATAAGCCGGTAACTGAATTCTACAAAAAAGGGGTGTATAAACAATCCTACTGTAAGTCTTGCTACCGGGAAGCCTGGAAGAAAAGATCAGCTAGGGAAAAGGATAACCAATTCTTCAGGCATGATCCTAAGTTGGCCACTATTTAAGAAAAAAGCCTAAATTTGTGGTATGGCAGGAAGACCACCATATTACGAAACACCGGAAGATTTTGAAGCAGAAGTTGAAAAATACTTCTCAATGGTAACCGATAAAGATCCGGCAACTATCACAGGGCTAATACTTTATTTAGGATTTTCTCACCGTGAAGCACTGGCAGACTACGAAAAGAAGCCACAATTTTCCGACACTGTAAGAAAGGCTAAGCTAAGGGTAGAGAATGAATACGAGAAAAGGCTATTCGGTCAGCAAGTAACCGGCCCGATATTCGCATTGAAAAACTTAGGTTGGACAGACAAAAGCCAAACCGAGCATTCAGGATCCATAGATACTAGACCTATTCAATATGCACCTCAACCAGGTAACGAACCAATTAAGGATTAACGTAACTCCGGTATATGAGGCTAACCGAAAAGCATACTATGAAGGTTATCCGGTAATATGTAACGAGGGGGGTTCCCGTTCTTCAAAGTCTTACTCAATCATTCAGCTATTAATCGAGATAGCACAAAACACCAAAAACACCCGTATTTCTATTGTTTCCCATTCTTTGCCCCATATTAAACGGGGGGCATATCGTGATTTCAGGGGCATCATGGAAGCCTGTAACCTTTGGGATGATGAGCAATTCTCATATTCTGACTACATTTATACCTACAAGTCAGGTAGTTATATAGAATTATTCGGTTTGGAAGATGAAGGCAAGGCAAGAGGCCCAGGTAGGGATATTTTATTTGTCAATGAGGCTAACCTGATTAAAAAGACTTTGTACGATCAGTTGGCCATGAGAACCACTGGTCAGATATTCCTTGACTGGAATCCTGCCGACTTCGTTTCATGGGTGTATGAAGTAGCCGACAATCCAAAGAACAAAGCTATCCGGTCAACTTACCTGAATAACCGGGCTAACCTATCCGAAAGTCAGATCAATGCCATTGAATCATTCAGGGATCTTCCCGATGACTTCATGTGGAAGGTTTACGGTTTGGGGTTAAGGGGAGCAGCCAAAGAGATCATTTATACTCAGTGGAAATACTGCGATGAGCTTCCGTTAGGCGGTGATGTGTTCTATGGATTGGACTTTGGTTTTACGCACCCGATGTCGCTCGTTAAGGTAGTTCATAAAGACGGGTGTAATTACGTCCAAGAGTTGATCTATCAGTCAAATATGACACTTTCAGACCTGATCGGACGGATGAAAGACCTAAATATTGGAAGATCACCGATTTACTGCGATTCAGCCGAACCTAAGAGCATTGAAGAAATATACCGGTCAGGATTTAACGCTAAGAAAGCTGAGAAAGACGTTTGGGGAGGTATTTTGAAGGTAAAGAGTTATCCTTTGTTCATTACTAAAAACTCACACAACGGGGCAAAAGAACTAGGGTCATATAAATGGAAGAAAGATAAGAACGATCATATCATTGAAGAACCAGTAAAGCAGAATGATGACTTTTGCGATTCGTTCCGGTATGCCATATTCACTCACTTGTCAAATATTACGCCTGAGTTTATGGTATGGTAAAAAATGTTTACTTTTGGTAAAATACTTATACAATGGGTTTACTTGATTTCCTCATTCCTAGACCTCTGAAGTCTCAAACTCCATCGATACCATATTCACCCGTAGGACTTACACAGTTACTCAGGGGTGTTCCTACATGGCAGGGTGCGAATGCTGAAAGCCTAGTTAATGACGGCTATTCAGGTAATGCAACCGTTTATTCAATCGTTAAATTGATCACCGATAAAGGAAAAGTTCCACCCTGGAATGTGTACAAAGAGAAAGACAAAGCGAAGGCTAAAATGTATCGGGCTAAGATGCAGCGACCTGACAGGATAGAGAATTGGAATGAGATCATGAAGTTGAAGGAAGAAGCCTACGAGATTTATGAAGGCGACCAAAGATTGAATGAGTTATTGAAATATCCTAACAGTGAAGATACATGGAGTGACCTGATCGAACAAGTCCTGATGTATAAGCTAGTTACAGGGAATTCGTTCACTTATGCCAAGATAATCGAAGCAGGGGCAAACATGGGGAAACCGTTCAGCCTTCATTCGCTGCCTAGCCAGTACATGAGTATTATCGTTGATATTGATACTTTCCCGGCTGAAAAGGTAGGTTATCAGTTGTATTTCGGTAAAGAGGTATCATTCTTGAGAAATGAGATACTTCAGGATAAGTTCGCCAATCCTACATGGTCAGTAACCGGAGCGGAATTGTACGGTCTTGCACCACTTAAGGCAGCCGCAAAGGATTTGACTAGGAATAACGCCAGTTCTAATTCGATTGTTTCAGCTTATGCCAATGAAGCCCCGATAGGAATAATCAGTCCTAAAATGGGGCAGTCATTTGATCCAAATAGCGGTGCAGGTCAGATGCAGGCTTTAAAGTCTGAAATTGCCAATAAGTCAGGCAGTGATAAAAGAGGTTTACTCCCGATCACTTCTTATGAAATGGTATTCACTCCGATAGGTTTTACACCTGAAGATATGCAGTTCATTCAGTCTCAGAAATGGGATAAAGAGCAACTATGTGCCGTGTTCGGTGTACCTCCTCCGTTGTTGGGCTCTTCTGACGGGGCTATCTACAACAACATGAAGGAAATGAGTAAGGCACTCGTAACACGTTGCGTACTTCCTAACCTAGTTTCCTACCGTGATAACTTTAACCGGATGTTGGATAAGTATTGGGGCTATCGTGGTACCGGACTATTTATAGACTTCGATACTTCTTGTTATCCTGAATTAGAGGCAGACAGGGGTACTCAGGTAAGTTGGTTGGCGAATGCTTGGTGGCTTACACCGGCTCAGAAATTACAGGTTATGAATATCCAACCGGATGAGAATATCCCAATGGAAGATCTACATAAGTGGTACTTACCTTCAAGTATTCAGCCTTTGGATGACTTCAAACTGATCGATCCGACTAAATGAGTGCATACTTAACGATATACAATAACAGCCGTAAAACATTCGCACCTATCTTTCAAAAAGAGATAGATAAACAAGTCAGGGCTATTGTTGAAGGTCTTACACCTCCGACTAAGGGGCTGAAAGATGCTATTCGTAAATGTCATGCTTCAGTAGGTGTTCTAATGGCTTACCGTTCTCACCGTGATATAATGAGGTCAGTAAAAAAGGGAATGACACCACAACAAGTATGGCAACAAGTGATTTTAGAGTATTTAGACCTTCATGGACTTGACCAGGTTACCAAAGAAATAACCCAAACAACGATTGATGATATTACCAAGATGCTCGAAAAGATAGGATTGAACGGTTGGAATGTCAATCAGATCATAGCACACATTGAAAGTATCGGTTATTCGGCTTATCGTGGTGAATTAATTGCAAGGACTGAAACGAGCAAGGCGGCTAATACAGGTGCAATGGTAGGGGCTTTATCTACTGGACTAGACACCCGTAAAGAATGGATTGCCGTACAGGATGGACGGACTAGACAAATACCAAGAGATCAATACGATCATTTTAACATGGATGGCGTTCAGGTTGGCATGGATGAGTATTTCCATGTTCCACAGAAAAACGGAGGATTCCAAAAGATGCTCCATCCTGGAGATCCTTCAGGCAGTGCCGGTGATGTATGTAACTGCCGTTGTACAGTCGGATTCGAGGCTTTACGGGATGCCAATGGTAAACCAATTCAGAGGACTTCAGCCCCTTTAGGGAATGCAGGGATATTGTACAATATTATCCAATCAAAAAACGTATTTGCATGAGAAAGAGCATAGCAAGAGAGTTAAACGATGTAGCCGATGAAATGCCTATTATCTTCGATGAAAAGGTAGAAACTCGGATGATGTTAGGCAGGGATTTGAAACTAACTCCTTTGGAACATTTGGTACTATCGGACACTGATTTTTATCCCGTTGAAGTTCCTATCTTTGTAGCGGTGGAACATAAGCAACAATTAAAGGACGCTTATAAACGTGGAGGAATGGATGAGTGTAAAAAATATATTGATCAAGTATTCTCAAAAATAACGGCATGAAGACACTATTTGAAATTAAGGACACGAAGGCGGATATTGCCCCTTTGGATGTTGATTTGGTTGGCGGTGTGGTGAAAGTTGTAGGTTCTACAATGGACATTGAAGACTGCGACCAAGATATTATTGATGCAGGGGCATGGAATAAAACAATCAGTGAAAGAGGTCCGGCAGGATCTAAATTGGTTTGTAACTTGATAGACCATCATGCTTCAGTGGCTAAGATGTACGGCAAACCTTCTGAGTTATATGTTGAGAATAACCAGTTGATCAGTGTAACGCCTATCCTTAAGACTTCTTTAGGTATGGACTTACTGAAGATGTATGAAGCCGGTATTATCAATCAGCAATCGGTTGGCTTCTCTACGATCAGGGATGAAATGAACCAAGAAACAGGGGTTAGGATAATCAAAGAGGCTAAGTTGTATGAGATTTCAGCCGTCCTTTGGGGTGCTAATTCAGTTACGCCTACATTGGACTTCATTAAAGATATGGACGGTGAATTGGCGTTTAAGACCTTGAAAGGACGTGAGGAAAAGCTGACTAAGGAGTTAAAGAACGGAACATACACGGATGAAACATTCCTTTTACTTGAGATCGAATTGAAGCAGTTACAACAAGCGATAAATGACTTTGTAAAGAAAAACCAAGCACCTCAGGAAACAAAATTGTTTGGGGAATTGGAAAAATTGTTATATTT